TCATCAGGCGCCTAAGAACCCTTTGCTGGCCCTCAGTCGTTCCCCGCACTACTCGAAGATCTCCCTGAGCGCCAATCTGGAGGTCTTCCCCCCACCAATGCGAAGGTTGCGCCATATTCCCACCTCAAGGGATGTTTGATCCCGTTACAGAACCAGTCGCCGCGACGTTTCCACCCACGGTTGCATTCCCACTAACGGTCACGTCGCCGCCGTTCCCACCAAACGCCGAAACCGACAAGTCGCCGCCAAAAATCAAAAGGTCACCTGCAAAAACGGAATCCCCTTGAAATACCAAGTTTGGCGCCGTCAAATTCAGTTGCGTGTCGGCGACCAGATCCACATGCCCGCTGGCCATGAACCGCAAGTACGAGCCTGTCGAATGAGACATGCGAATCTCACCTTGCTCCAAAGGTGGCGTAGGGGTTGCAAAGTTGACGGCGTCAAAAACCCGGCTGATGACGGTCGCGTCGCTAAAATTGCCGTTGCGCGCAGCAACCAGAACCTGATCTCCAAGAGACGGCGCGGCGTAAAAGCCCCAACCCGCACCGACGTACTCTGAGCCGAGGCGAAGCCAGCCCGTCGTGACGCCGCTGGGCACTAGCTTCACTTTGGCGCGATAGGTCGTAAGATCGACCGCTACAATGACCCCAACTCTAACTGATGAGTTCATTGTCGTCTCCAAAAACCGTATCAGCGCCAATCGATCCTGTGGAGACGGCACTGGCCGCCGCCGCCGAATCCCACCAGCTTTCTGGCGACACCAATCCTTCGATGGTTTGTTCTGTCGGGACAGGCCCCCAAACCTGATACGCCCCAGGGATCGTGGCCTGAATAGCGACGGGGTTTTTGCGGGCCTCGACGCTCATTAGATACCCTCGATCAAGCGACCAGAAGTGCGTGATTTTGTCGGGCAGATAGGTGCCGTCCAGCTCCGACGCGATGCCGTTGACTTTGATTGCGCTTTCGCAATCCAAATACTCGTCGCCAGGGGCAAAAAACGTCATGGTGCGTTCCTGGCGCATGATCTTGTCGAGCATAGACTGCGCGTGACTCAACGCGATGTCCAAGGTCAACCCAGGGATCTCCTGGGTGAAGACTCGCTTGAACGGTTTTCGAGAATTAGCCGTGCGCGTCAAGTTGTCTGAGTAGGCGCTGGCGGGAGTAACTATCGTCTGAGTGTATTGACCCTCTTGCCCCAGAACCTGGGTTTCTGCGGCTTGGCTCATGGCAGCCTGGTCATAGCCCCCCGGCACAATCAACGAGTCGCTGACGGTTTGGCCGTTCGGGCCGATCTGCAATACAGGTATCTGTTCGCTGTTTCGCGCTTGCTCCGCAGCAAAACGCCCCCCAGCGCCAACGTGGAACCCGCGCACCGTTGCAATGATCGGAGCGGCAGGGACGTTGGGGTTGTGGCTGATGACCTGAAAAACGACCTCCCCAGCCACCGGGAGAGCACGACCGAACTGGAGCGAGGTGACGTTCGACTTTACCGAGCTTTGTCCGGGGCTTGGAGGATACCACTCCAAGCGCCACTGGTGAGACGACCCTAGACTACTTTGCTCGACAAAATGTAGCCGCTTGTTTTTCACATAGACCGTGGCTCCGACACGCTGGGCAAGAAAGCAAAGCATGTCCCAATGGGTTGGGTAGTCTGTAGCCTCGTCGGTATCGCGGTCGAAAAACGCTCCAATCCGCTGCTGTAGCTTCGATAGAAATTGCGCCGAAATTGGACTTGATCTAGCCATCACAACGGTAGCCGTCAGGCCGTGCATCTTCGCCAATGTCTGAATAAGTTTTGCAACCGTCCAGTTGGGTAGGTTCTGCTTGGTCGTGTTCTCCACAAACGAAGCCGTCAGATCTCGGCCCATCGCTTTTACCGTCCCGCTAACTGGATCTACGTCAATCGAATCGGCGTCGCCCGTCAAGATCAATCTCTCAAAGTTCTGCTCGCCAAGGTAGATCTGAAACCGATAGTGATCTTCCGAGGTCCACTCCTCGATTCCCCACGCTTTTGCGGCCCGAAGCGCGAACACGCAATGCCACTTGTCGGCTTTGTGATGCTGATTCATGTCCACTTCGCAAGAAATCAGCCCAGAGAGCTTAGTGCCGTTGACCTTGACATAGGCAGACGGCTTGCGGGCGCGGCTAGCCATTGCCCAAAACCCCACCGTTGTCGGGCGCGGAGAGTGGGATCTTGAGCGTCGAAACGCCGTCTACAAACGGATCGGTCAGATTGTTGACCGCAGCAATCGCATCCCAGCGGCTAGCGTCGTCGAAAGCGTCTCGAGCTGCACAGAACAGGTTGGCCCCTGCGGTGCGGACGTCTTTAACCATGGTGCCCAAACTCTTGACGTTGTTTAGCGCGTTGTCCATCCGGCCCAAGCGGCTTTGAATATTGTAGAGCCGCCCCGTGGACAGAAACCCGTTAGCTTGCGAAGCAAGCCCCAACGCATTTTGGCTGACTTTGTTGGACGGCAGAAGCCCTCCAAGGGTCGAGACGTTTGCTACCGTGTTTGCCGCCTGATTAACCAAGGTTCCGACGCGCTTCGTTGCCGTTGCGATTGGGGTTAGGACGCTGTCGATCGCATCCTGGGCCGCCGTCGCAACGTCGCTTACCGTCTCAAGTGCGCTATCCACCGCGTCCAAGGCATCGGTCAGAATGCTATCCTCGACCTCTTCCGCAAGCGCCTGAGCGTCCGCAAGGTCCGTCTCGATTGCTTCTTGCAAACCTGCGCCGGTCTCAGAAATCGCAACGGCAAGCGGAACTTGAGTTACGCTCGCGGCAAGATCCTTCACGACCGTGCATCCAATCTGGTACGGAATCTGCCACTTCCGCTCAAAAGTGGCAGAGAACTCTGTGACGATCACAGAGTATCGATACCCAGACCACGTCAGGGTAAGCGCATCCCCTGCAATCCGCAGCCCGTCGAGGTATTGGGCGCGAGCTTCGGCGCGATCTCCGTACAGCAGACCAGACCAGCTAAGAACGCGGTCGCTTCGACCAAGCGTATCGATTACACGCTCCCCGCCGATCAACTGGTGGATCACGGTTCGTTGCGTGCCCCCAACCGTAATGGACTCTGGGATCTCCAATCGCTCAAAAACGAATTGACCCAGAGTCAAAACTACGGGGTCTGCAAGAGGCGGCAGTTCGACCCCAAGCGGCACAACTGGCCCGACAAAGTCGGGCGCGATGTCCGGGTTTAATGCCGAGTCTACACCGGGAAGATCTTCAAGAACACTAGTCGGACACGGCATAGCGCACCTTAGTAGATCACCGATTCCGCTGGGATTCCGTCCAGCGGGTTGACAAGGCTTGGGCCGTCGGGCGCATCCCCGTAAAGCCCTTTATTGCGGGCGCTAACCCTAGCCAATCCGCGACCGTCCACATTGAGCACAACCGTTGGAGTCGCTAGCTGCGACGGCACGGGCGTCGGAGGAGCTATCGCCGTAAGAATGCCGCCTCGATCCATCGGGACATGCCCCTGGCGCTCAAGCCAAGCATTGAAAGCTGAGTTTTGGCTTCCTGATTGTCGTTGTATGCGCCCCTGCCGGAAATCCTCGCTGAGATAGGCTGCCAAGCTGCTGATTGCGCCCAATGCTGCTGCAACCGCCAGTATCTTCGCAACCGGAATGCCCAGAATAACAGTGCCCAGCAAGCCCACGCCAGCCGTCAGTTTTGCCATAACGCCCGCAAGCAAGAGTTTTGCTCCGACAGCGACCAGCGCAACCGACAAGCCGATGAAGCCGCCCGTTACCGCCGACAAAAGAGCGGGATAGTTGCTCAGTACGTTTCCCAGCCCTTGAAACGCCAAAGCAAATTCTCGCTTCAATACGGTCAACAACGGAACGGTTGATTGAAAAAGTGCTCCAGTGAAGTTCTTAAATCCTGCTTGCAAAGCCATTCCCGCTACGCCAGGAGACGCCAAAGACTGTTCATAAAGCGATTCAAAGTGGAGGGTCTGCATGACCATTGAGCGATCACGCTCAAAACCTTTGCGCTTGACGACAAACGAGTCGATCATTTTGGCCGCGTTGCGATTGAAGGTCAGCAAATCTCCAATGACGCCAGAAAGGACTTTGTTGGGTACGTCGTCGATAGACCCTATGTTCCGGTAAGGATTGAATCCAGTGCGCGTGTCCACATACGCGGTACGCATGTGGTTTTCCAGCGCCGGAACAAAGTAACGCATCGTCCAAGTGAACGGATTCGCCTTGAACAAATCTTCGTTCACGATTTTGGCGCCGGACTTTCCCCGAATCGTGTCTTGGCCGTCTTTCTTGTACTCAACCAGCAAACCTAAGCGATTCAAATTTGCTGCGGTGTCCTGGCCCATTTTCCCTTGGACCATTGCAGAAAATAGAGACATCAGCGGTGCGCCAACGCCGCCGTGCCCGCCACCGCCGCCAGACTTTGAAGCGTAGTCCTGCATCAAGTGCGGCAAGTACCCGAACAGAAAATCCTCGTCGTATGACCGAGCTGCAATGCTTCCATACTTGCCTACAAATCGATACGCTTCTGGATTCACCATGCCTCGAGTTGCAACCAAAACTCGAGTCATCAATTCGGTGTACTTTACGAAATCTGGGCCGTCCTGCCCGACACCGAACATGTCCAAGGCTTTAGCCATGTTCGACGCCAAGGTTTTTGTTTCAGGCACAAAGCCTTCAAAGTCCATGGCTTTGGCTATAGCTCGAGTCTTTGTGAACATGGGCAGCAGTTGGATTGCCGTGTCCACGTCACCCACGACCCCGCGTAGGTCGATCAAGTCCGCGATGTTTCGATCGACGGAACTGGTAATAACCTTGCGGGTGTTCGAGAAAGCCGCCTCCACCACTCTCGACATGTCTTTGGCGCTCAAGCCAAGCATTGAAAGCTGAGTTTTGGCTTCCTGAATGTCGTTTGCGGATTGGATGCCTTTGAAGACTCCAAACAGGCCCAAAGCTCCGGCGCCCGCCATGCCGCCGCCCACAAGCATTCTTGTCTGAATGGCTTTTAGGTTTCGGCCAAGGTCTTCGGCGTGCGAATTTGCGGCGGCAAGAGCTACTTGCATTCCCCGCAACTGAGCATGGCCCGCCGGACCCACCAGCCCAGCCTTCATCAACAGTTGCAGAGTTTCGATCTGGCGATTGATCCTGCGGACATCCCCTTCCGCAGTGCGGAACTTGCGGGACATGTCCGTAATCGGACCTGTGGTCAGATTGCGAAGATGAACGGTGACGCCGACTTTGAATGCCTCAAACATTACAGGCTTCTCACCTTCTTGCGGAAGATACTGGGGAGCCGCCCTCGAGCGTCAGTCAGCCCGGCGACGGTTGCGGCGCCGACGTAGGCGCGAATCTCGTCCAAGGACTCATGCAGAGCGGCCCCCAAGAAAGAGCGCGGTGGAATGTGCTGAGTCCCAATTTCGTTCGCCAGGGCTTTGTCAAACGGCGAGCCGATGATGACGCGCAACAGAGCAACCTGGGTCTCGTAACCCAGCTCCTCAAGCTCGTCGCGCATCTCGCCCGAACGAAGTAGCGGATCGTTTGGAGTGTAACCTTCCGCAACACGCAGTTTTTGAGTGCGATCGGTCAGTTGCTTCCAACGATCAAAGGGGCCGGACGAACCTTGGTAAGTGCCCAGCTTTGCGGCGGCGCGTTGCGAAACGGTCTCGCCTATTGCGTCCAGAAGTGGCTCGGCAATACGAGCGCGCAGTACGTTCTGCCCCAACGCATTTGCGAAACTTTCTAGCGAGTCAAAGTTTCGGGTTTTCATCGTCGGGGTGCTTCCTCAAACTTCATCGACGCCCAGTTGAACTTTTGGCCGTCAAGCTCTCCCAGGATGATGATGTATGCTTGGCGGTCTATTTCCGAAAGTGAAAATGCAACGTCGAACGGCACCCCATTCTTCACCAGATAAAGCGAAGACCGGAGAACGGGGTGCCTTACTCGTTTTTTAAGGCCTCTACCGACTGCGTTTCGGTCTCTGCTTCGGAAATCTCTTGCAGCTTTGAGGCGATTGCTATGATTCCCGGTTCGTCAATCCGTTGGATCAGGGCGTCAAGCTCACGCCGACTGGTCGGAAGCAACACCGGCTCTTCAATTCCCTGCTCCTCGATGGCAGTCACCCAAATCAGAGGCAAGACCATCGACATGTACGTTTCGTTCTTGGCCGTGTCTCCCAGAATGTCCACCAGCCGAAACTGAGCCAAGACACTTGGCTTGCTCAAAATGAACTTTCGACCTCGAGTGTCCTGCACAACTACAGGTTCGACACTTTCGGTGGCTTCTTCCGACGGCTTTCTGACTTTCAACTCAGCCATTAGCTAACTCTCTTGCGGCGAGACGCCATGAACGAAATTGACTGTTTTACGCTGTCGTCGCCACGCCACTCTCCGGCAGTGTCCAGTTTGAGGACTACTTGCTCGTATCGATACTGACTCACGCTGCCATCAGGTTCGGAAATTGTCTCTGTGATGGTCTGGTTAGTGATGTTCGACCCAGCGTAGTAGTCGTTTTCCAACTGCGCGAAGTAGCTGTCCAGCTCGGCGTCCTGCCGCTCGACATCCATTGAGCCTTCCCAACAAGACGGCAAGATCAGATTGTCAGTCACGCCGTCAAGGCCGCTGATCTTACGCTCCTCATACATCGGCTTGCTGGTGAACGACGTGATCCGGTTAATCCGAATCGGGCCGGTGGAGGTCACGACGTCGAGCACAATGTCGCGCCCGACAGAATAATTATTGACTGGCATTTGCTATGTCTCCCTGAATGCCGCCGCCGATCAGGCCAACGGCTCGGTAGCGACCCGCTCAATGGTTACGCTCTGGCCGCCCTCGACGTTGACCAGGAACTTCTCGATGATCGACAGGTACTGCACCTTCACGTCGGCTTGCATGTAGCCCAAAGCTACTCGAGCCGCAGGATTGTTCGACGAATCGATAATGACCTGGAACGGCGTCGTGCCTTCTGCGTTGCCGATCTGACCCTGAAGCTCCAAAGCGGACAGGAAGTTCTCCAGGGTGTTCTTGGCCTGGCGACGCACGGCGGCGCTTTGAAGCCGCCCGATGAACAACCCAAGACCCGCATTAAAAGTCGAGGCTAGGTAATTGGTCATGCGGGTGTAGTTGTCGCCGTTAGTCACTGGATTGCTGCTCGCGTTGTGCCCAATTCGGCAGGAGAAATACTCGCCGCCCGGCGACGGGCTGGTGATTACGTCTACGCCGCCCTCCGCAAGTTCCTGCAACTCGGCAGAGTTGTAGCGACGCGCGTTCTCGCTCCGCTGAGTGCCCACCAAGCCGTAAATCGGCTTATTCAGGGTGGACTGCTCAGGGGAGAGCGCCGCCAAGCGGCCCGCAACAAAACTGGCTGGCGACAAAAGGCGAGTCCGACCGTTTACGGCGTCGAACCAATAACACCAGTCGCCCATCATCACCTTGAGCGAGTAGCTGTCGGCTGACGCATCCTTTTTGTCGGTTACCGCCGAAGTCACGGTAGACTGACCCGCAGCGCCAGCGACAACGCAGTAGGCCCCCTCGCTCAAGCCGAAGGCGCTGATGGTGCTCCAGTCGTTGTCGTTGTCGTAGTCGGCCAGATTGACGATCGAGGCGCCGCTGCCTTTGAGGGCGTACATGCCCGTGGGGGGGTAGCTTACGTCGGTACCGACCATAGCCGTGGTCT